CGGCTGAAGGTTAAGGACAACATCATGCAGTCTAAATCATTTGTACTTTCGGCGATAGTGATATTGAAAAACGAAACAGAAAAATTGATCTCGATAAAATCATCGAAGATATGTTCAAAGAAATAGGCGAGATAAACGAAAGCGATAAGCCGCAAGGGCAAAAGACCCAAGCGTTCAAGCGTGCTGCAGAAAAGGTCACTCGTGCCTTGTACGGCAAGCGAGCGAAGAATAAGCGCAATGGTATAACCCATAACACGGCAAGCAAGTACCTAACTAAAATCCGCAACCAAGTAACAAGCAAGGGTTGGTTACACCATTCTTTGCACGTGACTTTGGATCGCTTGGGTAAGAAATACCCTCACTGCCAACACCTTATTGAGCCGCTACAAGACCAAGAGCTTGAGGCTACGCGTCTTGCTGTTAAGGCTCTGAAAGATAAACTGCTGCAGGTGGACCGATTGAAGAAGGCTGTTGATGGTATTGACGTCAATAGCTCTCGGTATGCATCCATGGTCAATGACACAGCCAAATCATTTGAAGCGTGGAAACCTGAGCTGCAACGACTAAAACCCGTCAACAAAGATGACCGTGTACACCAAAAAGAAGCATTGTTCGCGCTATTAGATGAATGTGGCGAGCTATTCAATGACTTGGAAGGTATCAAAATTGACCATGAGATAATGCGTTGGTTGGTAAAGGACTCTTTTGCTGCAGCTGTATCTTCTGAGACAAGCGCCTTCGCTCTATCAAAAAAGAAAGGGCAGACAATTGATATCGACTACCCAACAATCATGGCACGCTGTGAGTTCCTACTATCACCAGTAAACCCTGAGGTTTGGAACTGGGAAGCACTGGCCACTGGTATTGCATTAGCTACGGGCCGTCGAGCTATTGAAGTTCTAGTTCAGGGTGAGTTTGAAAAATCTGGTACTCATAAGCTTATGTTCTCGGGCCAAGCTAAAGAGCGTGGTGGTGTTGACCGTGAAAATAAATTCGAAATATACAGCCTGGTGGAAGCTGACAAAGTTCTAGCAGCAATCGCTATGCTCCGTTCATACCCGAAAGTAACATCAATGATTGATGAACTGGACGCGGGTCGCCATTACCAATTCAACGAGCTGGTACACAATAGAACCGCGGCATATCTTAACGACTTCATGCGTGACATGATGGAAGCAGCGAACATTTCAACGGGCATACCTAATCGCTCTTGGGTGTTTAAAGATACTCGTGCTATCTACGCGGCTGTTTGCTTTAAGCTATTTTTTGATGAAGATAAGCGATGGGCTAACGTTGATCAGGATATGTTCTTCCAAACACTACTTGGCCATTCAGATCCAAAAGCCCAAGCTCACTATAAACAATTTAAAATACTAAGAGCTGGTCAGAAGTGGGAAAGCATCGTAGCAGATGAAAAAGACCGCCTGAGCGAATTGCAACGATTTGATAGCCATGAAGATATAGTCAGCTCAAAAGCACTGGCTAAGATGCATGAAAACGTTAAAAAGCTAATCAAGCAGGATCCTGACATTGAAATAAAGCAAAGAACCATCAAGTCTAATTTTGGTGGTAACTATGCCACCATCAGAAAATACATGGCCATCGTCGAAGAAGCTCTATCGTTTGAAACTACACTCGACACTATCTTGAAGCGAGAGGTTGACTCACCGGAGAAGCCGGAACCTAAGCCTGAGAAAGAGAAAGAACAAACCAAACCGGAAACTGAGGAAAAACCTGCTGAAGAAAAACCAGTTAAACCGGAAGAAAAGCCAAAGTTCGCCGCCCCTAAGCGCTTGGATAATGGCTACTGGTTAGTTGCGATGAACTATCACGGTTTAGATTTTGACTTCACTGTGACAGCTGACAACGCCATGCTGGCTATGCATGCAGCTTGGAAAGAATACGAATTTTGTGCAAGTTTGCCGAAAAAGCCAATGATAAGCACCATAAAGAAAGACGGCTGGTGGATCGCCCAAGTAAAACATCGCGGTACCATCGTTCTTGAACACATGGGGCCAGGTAAGAAAAGCGAATATTTGAACGCTGCGCTGGTGGATTACAACAAGCGATTCGCAAAATACTGGCAGTAACCAAAACAAAAAGGCTGGGATAACCCCAGCCTTTTTCTTATCCACAGATTACGTTGAAAACCTATTATCAGTAAACTTCTACCACTGCCGATACTTTTACCGTTTTACCCGTCTGGTTAGGGCCATCGGCAAGAGATAACCCCTTATAATGAAACCAACCTGAATAACACTTTCGACTTCTTATTATGGAGCTTTTCAAATACCCAACAGGTTTTCCATCTACAGTATGAAGCTTCTTATACTCATCATTGCAATGCCACCACAGCCACAAGTTACCAGGAACACAAACAGTTTCACCATTAATAAGAAAAGGATATTCGCGGTAGTACCAAACCTCATCCCATGTGCGAATGTCTACGACTTTCTTTGCCCTACCCTTTGATAACTTCTGATATAGCTTTCTCTTTCTCTTATTTACCAAACTGCGCTTAATGTCGCCCCATTGAACAATAAGTACAGCCAGAGAAAAGCCAGCAATAAACACAACTACATACCACATAACATCACCACTTAATCTTTGCTGCTGCGCGTAAGATGCGCTGTCTCGATCGCTCCTTGCGCTCGGCTTCTTGTTCTCTTTTCTTCTTATCTGCCGCTACAGAGAACAGGTATACATTTGATTGACTCATCACCAAATCTCACCAACTAAGATATCTCGAATTGAGCCGGCCCATGCCTCTGCATTGCTTGAGAACACTTCTAAGCCCTCTTTCTCCATAAGTGCCACAACCTTATCGGCAGGCAATTTGTACTTGTTCACGGCTAAAGTAGCCACCAATTCAACCATCTCACGGTGTTGCGTGCTGAGAGTCTGAGCAGATGGGATGTGGATTTGAACTTGTGGATCTTCTTCCCCTCCCTCTATATACGACAAACCCCTATCACAGCTAGCATCTTGGGCATGAATAGGTGATCCACCTTGCCTGATTGATTTATATAAAACTGTTGGCGAGGGTGGATCAGTTTTTTCAATCGCCTGATCATCAAAGCGGTCCGCAATTTGGGCAAATGCTTGCGCCAGTTCATCACGAAGCTCTATCTGGCCAGCCAGTACACATTGCTTGTCCATCTTATTAAATAAGATGTTCCAACCTGGCTTGAAGTCGCCCTTGTTGATTGAGTCAATGAAATTGTTCACGCTATTAGTCAGCGTCTTCAAATCGACTAGATCGTGGTCTTCCATGCTGGCTTCAATGCCTCGAGTACGCATATCAACAAGCGCACGAACGCCGTCCCATGCGTTTGTATCAACAAAGTAAACATTGACGGCTTTACCTTTGGTGCGGCGTTTTCCAGCAACAACAGGCACGCCAAACGAGCGCAGGTGGTTGTTTAGCCACTGGCATGGGTTTTCTAGTGTGTTTGGTGTAACCGTGATGTTTGAGTATTTGAACAGTCGGTCTTTGTTCTTCTTCTGCTTTAGCCATGGGCCGAGTTCTTTGTTTAACTCTTCCGCAGTCCATTTTTTGCCGTTGTAATTCAATTGCTCATCGATGCCAGCAACACGAAGCAGCTTGATCATGTGAGCGCGGCGAATAGAAAGGTGACGCCAGCTCACTCGGCTTTCTGCGTGCTGTACATCTTTGGTATCAAGTGCTTTCGCTGTTTGGTGAGTAACGTTCACCCAAGTAAGGCGCTTGATTGAATTAACATAGCGGTTTTTTTCTTGATGGAAAGCTAGTGCACAAGTCACGGCTTCTTGTAGCGATTCAGGGAAATTAATTGGCGCGTCAGCGTTATTAAGTTCTGCATTTTCACCTGGTTGTTCAAACTCTTTATAAAGTTCTTTCGCCAGTGGGTATAAGGCATCGAGCTCGTCGTCAGTCGCGTCGTCTAGGTTTAAGTCGTGAACCACTTTAGATTTGGCAATCTCAACGGATGAGTGGTTTTCACCGTTCATCATCATGTTGTCGAATGCTTCACCGATGTGTACTGGCGCCTCACCAATCTCGCGTAATAATTCGCGCTTGGTGCGTTCATTTGCTAGTTCACGAATGGTGTTACCCATGGTCGCTGCCATTTCATTTTTAGCGACATGAATGATTTGATAGCCATCATGCTCAGCCAGCTCAATGAAGCGAGCTTTATAACGGTTTTTAGAAAGGTTTTGCTTTGCTTTAACTTCACAGTAAAGCCATTCAAAAAGTGGGTTGCGTGATGTGTATTCGCCAGTTGATGGATCAATGGCTAACACTTTCATTGTCTCAGCAGATACTTCATCAATAAGTTTGCTGTGAATGTAATCAGAGTCAGTTGGTTCGCTACGTTCTGCCGGATCCAAGTAAACATGAAACTCGGTAATGTTACGCGCACGGTTTAAACCTTGGTGGCCCTCTTCACTTGTACCAACACGACTTGATAGGAAACCAATAGTCTTATCGAACTGGTGACAGTTGGCGCTAATATCAAATCCGGTACCAAGCGTTGGGCTGGCGATAATTACATCCAGGTCAGGCACTACCGCATTAATATCTTGCAATGCCGTAGCAACATCTTCCTGATCAGTAACGTCAGCGTGCACAACTAAAACTTTGCCAGCGTAGTTATCACGCTCACGTTCTTGTTCAACTGCAGTCGCTATACGTTTTACTTCCGCTTTAGAGTTCGCGTAAATATAACGTTTACCTTTAGCCATTAACTGCTGCATTACTACCTCAGTTAAGTGTGCTTTTGACTCGTAAACGAATAGCTTTTTAGGTGTGCCGTTTTCGTCTTTGCCTGTTTGGTATTGGTTGTCATAAATGAAACCAGAGTGCAGGCCAATACGATTGCAGAACGACTTGGTTAAATCACCAAGGTGAGCATCTGCAAGGATCTGATAGTCTGAATGAGTAAGTGCAAAAGTTAGGTAGCTAAGGCAGTGCTCACCGAATCGGTTAGTTTCTGCAAAGTAGTGGCTAAGGTTCTGTTCGATTTCATCAACAAAAACCGCATCCCAACGAGAGCCAGCTAAACGGTGAAGTGAATCAACCGAGCAAACAAGAATATTTGCTGATCTCAGAGCCATATTGGCATCAATGCCTTTACCTGAATCTTTGATGATTAGGTCTTCGTAATACTCAACCTGGATACTTTCATCATTGATACTGGTACGAAGTGACTTAGCCAGAGCGCGACGGTGAGAAACGATTAGAGTTTTTAACTGCGGGTTCTGTCTAATGAACTTTTGAACCGTCGTTGATTTACCCGTACCCATGCCTGATTTCAGGAGGTTCAAACCTTTACGAATCTCAGCTTGTAGGTATCGAGTATTTGAAACTAGAGTTTGAAAGCCTCTCACGTTGTTCAACTGGCTTACTAGAGCTTCATCGCCCTCAGTAATATAAACGTCACTCCAGTCTTTACCTTCCGCTTGTGGTAGCGTCCAGAAGCCGCCAGCACGCTCAATCATTTCCCAACCTGTTTTGTCATTATCAGGTGCGGCAATAAATTCAATGTCCGAGTGCTTTTCTTGAAGTAATTCAATTATATGAGGAATGTTACCCTCACCAATTGGTGAAATAACCACTTCACCGCTAGTAAGGTGCGCAGCATAAGCATCTGCAAGACCACCGACAACAAACACACGTTTGCGACCGTGGACCCAATCCTTACCAAACGTAATAAACCCGATATCAGTTCGGGCATTATCACTAGAGAATTTATTTAGTTTTCGCTTGCCTATTTGGATGCGCTTGTCGATAACTTTTTCATAACCGCAGAAGTTACCTTGGTTAAATAGTTCATCGTGAATAGGCCAAGCTAAGAATGGGCGCTGGTATTTGTCGTAACCTAAGCGAACGTCAACGAATCGAGCCAAGTCGGTCATTTGCTTTTCTTGCATATAACCCGTTGGTGCAAATTGAGCAGACCAGCTTTTGAATTCGTGGTGCTCTTTTTCCAGTTCGGTCCATTGCGCTTGCTCAGCTAGTTCGCGTTTCTTCTCTGCTGCTTTGCGACGTTTTGTGAATTCATCTTGAAGCTGCTGCTTCTCTTCTGCAGTACGTTCTTTACGCTCAGGCTTCCAACCTGCTTCCGTTGCTTCATAAATAAATGAGCCGAAAGAGGTTTTTTTAGTACGGCGAAAGTTCTTCCACCAACTTTGGAATTCTCTTTTGTTGTAGGTACTGCCCTGACTAGACCAGCTTTCAAAGATATCACGGGCATTTTCGCCGTGCTCAGAATAGAGTGCGCGACCAACTTTAGACCAGTCCTTAAAAGGCAGGTCAGGGTTGATATAGCTTAGTGCTTCTTCAACTTCTATTAATGTTAATTCTAAATGGTTCATCTACTGTCCGTGTTCATATAGCAGATAGCACAACGAGCAAATTTTGCACAAATGCAAAATTTCAGTTGCGCGCACGCAAGTAGACAGCTAGAATTAAACAAAATTTGAGAAGATTGTTTAGCTCTTTGTCTAGCTGTTCAGTCGCATAAAAAGTCGGTCGCCACAACCGGCTTTTTTTGTATCTGCAATTTGTAAAAATTTCTTTAAAATCAGTTACATAGTAATTTTCTGTATATAAAAACATATTGTCACCATGTCCCTGAACGTTCACTAAGCCACAATAGTAAACGATCTAAACATGGATTGACAAGAAATAAACCTAGGTTTACATCTAGGCTGTCTTAATTTTGCTCGATCTTGCCACACCTATCACAGGGTGAATACAAGACACCTCAGATAATGGGAAAGTCATTCTGGAATAGCCATTATTAAAGCTATCTAGAAATATCTGCCCGTTTCTGATAGCTGCTAATGTTTTAACCATTACATCGCCACTCTCTAATCGGACGATAACCTCTTCACCTGTTGCTGGCTCAGAGTCAGGATCAACAATAACAGCTTCACCTTCCAATATTCTCGGAGCCATACTATCCCCTATAACTTTTAGGGCGTACACATTCCGACCTTTTGCTGGAAAGTCTATATAGCTATCACCAAAGCCCGCAGGGAAGTCTAAGTTGAACCATTCCTTGTCTGGTCCTGCTTGAGTGTTCCCAACGATTGGTATCTTTGTTGTTACACAAGTAGCAGATGAGTTAATCCCACCGTAATACAACCAGATCAACGATATGTCTAATTTCTCACATATCTTGGCTGCATACTCTATTCCCATAGTCATTCCGGCTTCCCATTTGGAAACCATGGTTATGGAACTACCAGCTGCCTTGGCTAATTCTGTCTTTGAGAGAGCAAGCTCTTCTCTTCGCATTCGGATGCGATCACCCATCTTATTCATATGTATATATTAGCAGCAAAGTAAACCCAAGTTTACCTGTTTTTTAAACTCAAACTGTGTTTAGAATCACCTAAACCTAGGTTTACTTTTGCGCTTCCAGTTAGTAGAATCATCGTATGAATACAGTTGACGTTATAGGTTACTTCGGCTCCAAGCCAAAAGTAGCGAAAGCACTAAAAGTTTCAAAGCAGGCCATTGGTAAGTGGGGCGATACAGTCCCTGAATTACGCCAGTTTCAACTGGAGGTTATTACTAACGGTGAGCTTAAAAGCGATTTCACATCAATAAAGATACGCAAGGAGGGGCAGCAATGAAATGTCGAGCGAACGACAGCAATTTAGCGCAGATTGTCATTAGACATACGCTTGCCTATTTTGACGCATCTAATGTACGTCGTGATGAGTTTGTTAAGGGGGTTTTACTTAATAATCTGATCGAGTCTGGTGCATTAGGTGAAGAACCAACGGATGCCGATGTCTTTCAACGTTGGCAGAAAACCAAATGTAAGCAGATAGAACGAATCATAAAAGAAGATTCGCCTATGCCTGCTGACTTTACGTTTGGTTGGATGGCTGCATTGCCGAGTGAATACAGAACCAAGTGCCTTAATGATGTGTGTGGTGCTATGGGTACCTTTTATACTCCACTCTCCCCTATTGGCACGCAGTCAAAACTCACTGCAATGCAGGCTTCTCTTTCTAACGTATCTAAAGAATTTGCAGATGTACTTCAACACTCAGAGCCAGCAATGGACGGTGTTTATAACAGCAACGACGATAAAGCTGATTTACAGCAGCTATCAAATGAATTGTATGAGCTTATTGCTACCAGCTTTGTTGAGCTCGGCGCAATAAATAAGGCTTGTGGCGTTTTGCCATCGGCTTATGTTGCTATGGCTAACAGCCAGTTATTCAGAAAAGAATAGAGGGATTTGCAGTGCGATATAACAAAGAAGGATTGCGTGAAGAAATCCGCCAAGCACTGCTAGTTGTTCCTCGTACCAAAGGTCAGTTGGAAGGCTTTGAGAATAACGGTAGTAGCAATAGTAAGTATCAGAAGCGCCCTACTCGCGAGATCGTTGTTGGGGTCGATGGTGAGGGTAATGAAACGACAAGTCGTATCAATGCGCAGCCAATCACAACGTTAGCATGTAGAACTTTCAAGAAGTCACCAATGCCTCTTCCGCCTCAAGCATTTAAATTTACCAAGCTTGTTAGAGCCATGAATAACGCACGCACGTGTGTCGCTGAATGGTTGCGTTATTGCTACAGCGACGGCGCACAACTGCCATCTGGAGAGTTTCTAGTTGAACTACTTGCTCAGTTTAATTCGCAGGAAGAGCGTTCGTTAAGGGGCTCATCATCTGAATTAATTAAGCATCTTGCTTTGTTGGCTTGTCAGCAAAAGCGCGATGAAATAAACGCAGGTACGGCCCTACTGCCACAAACCAAGATTGCACGGTTGGCAGGTAAGAGCGAGGCCGCTTGGAATAAGCGTTGGTCTTGCCGTTGGAATCGCCTGCTCGGAATTTTAAATAAGTTCGATCAGGAGGGACTCGATCATGTGTATGAATGGGGACGCAGCCCAAAAACTACCAGAAGATATGCCAACGTGCCTTTGCAACGTCGCGTTCAAGCTTCAACCAGAAGTGAAATGGTTGCCTGAATGGCGATATAACCGAGAAACAAAAGAATTAATGCTGATGTGTCCAAACTGCAAATTCCACACACCAGCGTTCGATAATAAGCCTGCAGTAATAGCAAATTGGGCTTTAACAAACAGAGCTGGCGACGCTTTCATTTTACAACTATGGAATCGTGATTATAAAAATCAAAGCCAGAATGCAGCATAAGCCAGGAGATAAACATGAAAGCATTTGACGTTAAGCGCGATGAACAAGGGTTTTGGACACATCCACAGTTACCTATGTGGGATGAGAAAACCAAGTTGGAAGACTGCAAAAAATGGTTTGCTAGTAAAGGGCTTGATTGTGATCTTGTCATTATGGATGGCGAGATGGGTGAGCTTTGGTGTAGTGGTAAAATTGGCAGCTGTCTAGAGTGGAAGCCTAGCATCGATATTCAAGGGGCTTTCCTTGTTGGCATTTGGGACACAGAAGATGGTGTGGTAGCGATGTTTGCATTCCCATTAGTTATCTTTGCTGATTCATCAAAAGCAGCCCGTTTTGAAAAAAACATTAGCGGTTGGGTTTCAAGGGATGGTCGTTTTTATGGTGACAATGAAGATTTAGCGCGATGGAGTGGCTCTACTCACCGTAAGTGTGAGTGCGGTGAAGTATTTGTAAAGAACGCTTATTGCCAGAAGTGTAGCGATGTAAAAGAGAAAGATAATTTCCTCAGAATGCCAGTGGTTGAATGGGATGGAAGTGCACAGTTATACGACCAAAGTACTGACAAATATTTTGGCGAAATTGACGATATTTTTACGCACTATGAATATGAAGAACTGAACATCAATGATGCCATGATTGTTGTTTGTGAGCCGAATTATGCTCGAGAGATTGAGAGTGATTTCTGGTGCGATGAATTGCCTCAAGATCTTTCATTTGAAGAGTGTGGCGGTGTTGATGCTGAAACTGTCGAGTTATTAGAAAAACTTAATAAGAAACTTAAACACACCATCCTTTCTTATTCTCCAGGGGAAAACAGAATAGATATTTTAGCGTCCTTAAAAGCGGCCTAAGACATTAAGGAGCCATTATGCGAACCATAGCAACCAGCAATGAACCTTTTACCTTTCAAACATATTTCCAAGCAGAGACTTTCTTAGAAAAGCAAGGCTACCACTGCGAAAACGAATGTTGGGTTCAAGATGAAAAGCCGATTGCGACCGTGGTCGCAAAGCCAAATGGTATTCAAATCGAATTTAATAAAATCCAGCATTAGAGATCACCCATGTTATTTAAAAACGCCTCTATTTATGAATTGAACGACTTCAATCTTTCTGTTGCCGATATTGAAGAAAAGATTTCATCAAAACGATTTACCCAATTGAGTGAAACTGGTGTAAAGAGCACTGGTTTTGAACACGTTCTATTTAATGACAACGAGAAAGTAACGCATGTTGTTAATGACTGCTTATTTCTTCAATACATTGACGCCACTCGCTCAGTACCTCGTGATCAGTTGAATGCTTTAAAAGAGCGCCGCATTGCTGATTTGGAAGAGAAAGGTACCAAGATTACCAATCAACTTCGTGATGATGTTGAAACCACTGCCCATGCGGAATTACTTCGCTTGCAGCCTGTTAAGCATCACCGCTCTTGTTTCTACATCGATATAAAGCGCCAGCTATTGGTTATTGATGAGAAAAGCGACGGTAAGAGTGAAGATGTTATTGGTGGCATTCGTAAGGCATTAGGTTCTTTCTCTTGTTTGCCTATTCGCTTAGGCGCTAAGCCTTGCACTTATATCAATGATTGGGTGAGCTTACCTAAAGATGATCATCGCTTTATTAAGCCGGAATGGCTGTATGTTGATTATGAAGGAACGATAAAAGGCCGTGGGGAAACGGCAAAGCAAACAGTCGTATCTAAAGGTAATGCGATTGATTTTAGCGTGTTCGATTCTCTTTCTTTGGTTGAATGTGACATGGATAAATGTCAGTTGATTAATGAGAACGAATTGAAATATGAAGTCTCATTTACTCTTATCAGCCTGCCGGAATCTAAAACTCAACGCAATGTCGATATGAAGTTAGTCAAACTTCGCTTTCATAGTGATGCAGAACCAGAGGGTAATGATGATATTGCCTACCATAACGCTGACTTCTTCCTTATGACAGAAGAGCTAGGTCTTCTTATTGAAGATCTGTCTTTAGTCTTCGGTGGCCGTTCTGGATTGTTAGAAGGTGAAGCATTATCTCAGGGACTTGATAGTTCTAAAGACAATGTTACGTGGGCATTCCCAATTCAAAAAGCCGCGTCAAAAGGTTTGCCTGATGGAATGACTGTTACTGTCAGCGTAAAAGAAAGTGAAAACACGGACTCTCTACTCACCAAGGTTCAAGATTGGGTAGCAGAAACACGTCGTGCCAGTGTCTCAGGCGTCCAACGTAAATTCAAAATCGGTTACAACCGAGCGAGTCAAATTCTTGAAGACTTAGAAAAGATGGGTGTTGTTTCTGATTACAAATCAAACGGTACTCGTGAAGTTCTTATTGCTCCAAAGGAGGCTGAATAATGGCCAGTCGCGGAGTTAACAAAGTTATATTAGTCGGTCACTTAGGTGCTGATGTTGAGGTTCGCTACATGCCAAACGGTTCTGCAGTCGCAAACATCACCATCGCGACCTCGGAATCATGGCGTGATAAAGCAACGGGTGAAGATCGAGAGAAAACCGAATGGCACCGTGTTGCTCTATTTGGAAAGATTGCTGAAGTAGCAGGTGAATATCTTCACAAGGGCTCGCAGGTTTATATCGAAGGCCAATTGCAAACACGTAAGTGGCAAGACCAAAGTGGTCAAGATCAATATACGACCGAGGTTGTGGTGCAAGGCTTTAATGGCGTGATGCAAATGTTAGGCGGTAGAAGGCAAGAGGGATGGGGCCAGCCTCAGCAGCCAACACGATGACGTTTAAGCACTTTGAACTTGTTATAGCAGCAACGGCATTCTACGCCATTGCTGCAGGGTTACTTTACATCCAATAGGTCTTGATCATGCTTCCATCCGATTCCAGTGAACTTCAGGCGTATGTCATGACGCACAACCGCATGACTCAACCACAGGCGCAAGCCTGGTTAGATAAATGGGCGCCTAGCTGGAGAACGGAAGAACCGAATAAGCCTGTTGGCATCATATTTACAGACGGAAAGAACGATGAAGACAAATAACATTTATTTTGCATGGTTAGATTTTGAGACAGGCGGTCTTAATGGTCGCCTTGATAATGGTCATTTAGGTATGGACTATTATCCGATATTTGAAGTGGCACTTATTGTTACAGATAGCCAATTAAATCAGGTTGGTGAGTCTTTGAGATTAGTGATTAATCAAAGCGAAGAACGCATCGCGGAAAGTAGCGAGTGGGCTGTTGATACACATGCAAAGAGCGGTCTTCTTGATGAGGTTCGTTCATCTAAGTTGTCTTTGAAAGATGCAGAGCACGCGATCATTTCCCACCTGCAGACTCTCGGTATTGATTCTTATGATCGCAAGAAAAAATCAGGCGCCATACTAGCTGGCAGTTCTATCATGTTCGACAGAACGTTCATGATGTGCCAAATGCCTGAGTTAAGTGATTATCTACATTATCGCCAATTGGATGTATCAGCTTTCAACTTGGCAGTTCGAGCATTCCGACCTGACATTGAAGATAAGGTGCAAAAGCAGTATAAGCACGAAGCTTTGGCTGATATTCAAGAAACCATTGATGAATTTAAAGTGTATAGGGACGCTTTGTTTGGAAATTCAAAGTATCAAAACTTTCGTTGGAAATTTGATAGCGTTGAAAATGCCGAGTTTATTGAAATCAGAGATTGGTTTTTGAGCGCAAGGGAAATATCGCCAGGTATTATTACTTTGATTTTAACTAAAGGTGGGTTTGAGCAGCAGCACCGAAGTACCATTGTTAAGACGGAAGACTTCAAAGTAAAAGCTTTGGAATGGGCCGTTAGTCTGCTTGATCACATCCAGTCAGAATCGGCAGGTAAAACAGCGTGAAGACTAAAATCTATATTGCAGGCCCAATGAGTGGTCTACCTGAATTTAACCGTCCTAGTTTCCACTTGGCTGATACTTTGTTAACCAAGGCTGGTAAGGTCGTTTTAAACCCAGCAATGCTTCCAGATGGATTATCTCAGCCTGAGTATATGGATATTTGCTGTGCAATGGTTCGCTGTGCTGATGCATTGTTTATGTTGAATGATTGGGAAAGAAGTGAAGGTGCTGTAGCGGAATATCACTTAGCTAAAAAGCTTGGCAAATCTATTATTTTTCAAAATGAAACTGATATTCCAGAGGCAGGGGAACGGTATTGTAGACAGCCAAAACAGATAATGGTTAAGGTCTGTCAGGTTTATGGGTCTTCTCATAATTACCAATCAAGCATCGATGGCGGAACTATGGTTTGTGAGTGCGGTGCCTGGAAGTAACTAATAAGAGGTCGTGGTCACACCCACGGCTTTTCCCTCCAATAAGACTAGCTTTCCACGTGACCAATAATTAGTGTCGTCCTGACTTTAATACGCCAGGAGAAGTTATATGAACCAGATTAAAAACACCCAAGAAAACCTAGTAAAAGAAATACTTGAAAACGCATCGTGCGGCCCACAAAGCGCCGAAAGTATTGGTGGGCATGCAATGGCTAGGGGTATGGCAAGTTTGCCGCACGTGGCCTTTGTTATGGAGCAATTAAGCCAAGCTGGACAATTAAAGAAGATCCCAGATGGTCGCTACATTACAACCGACCTCGGTGAATTGATGCTGCTAACGTTAAACACTACATATTGTGTGCCAACCACAAATAAAACACAACATGCAGTTGCAAATGTCCTATAGTTAGGGTATAAATTTACCAAAGTGCGGTTTTTGTAACCGTGAACAAATTGAAACCTCGCCAAATGGCGGGGTTTTTTCGTATTTGGGCGCAGCCTTGAGTACCTGAGACCTGCTTTTGCAGAGAGGGAGCTGTGCATCTTCTACGGCAATGAAATGGGCGACTGTGAAGTGCGGGAACACCTCACAGCCATCTGACCTATTACGCTAGTCATAAGCCAAACCAAGGCCCATCCAGCTTTGCAAAGCGGTTGGAGTCTACACGAAAGTGAGACTATATGACAAAACTAATAGAACTGCGTTGCCCTAAGTGCGGCGCGAAATTATGTGAATTTATTGGCACTGTTTCGATTAAATGCAAGCGGTGCAAAACTTTGATTAAGGAGAGTGCCAAGAGCGCCTAAGCTCGGAGGCACTATTGAACCATTCATTCTTAAATAACACGGTGCAGCTGTTTAATGCAGATTGCCTGTCTTATCTTAAAACTTTACCGGATAACAGCGTCGATCTTGTTTTAACTGATCCACCTTATTTCCAAGTTAAGAAAAATGCTTGGGATAACCAGTGGCCAGATGTTGAAACGTTCTTGGCGTGGTTAGACGAGATCATGCTTGAGTTTTGGCGGGTGCTAAAACCTTCAGGCAGTATTTACTTGTTTTGTGGCCACAAGCTTTCTGCCGATACTGAATTGCTTATGAGGCAGCGCTTTAATGTGCTGAACCATATCATTTGGGCTAAGCCAAACGGCCCATGGCGCAGAATGAGAAAAGCGGATTTACGGTCCTTCTTCCCCGCTACTGAGCGTGTACTGTTCGCTGAACACTACGGTTCGGAAGGTCATGCTAAAGGCGTGGCTGGTTATGCGAAGAAGTGTTCTGAATTAAAGAAAGAGGTATTCGAACCTCTGATTCAATATTTTAAACAAGCCCGTGAGACGCTTGGCATTTCAGCCAAAGAGATCAACAAAGCTACTGGCACTCAGATGTGTTCACATTGGTTTAGTGCCAGTCAGTGGCAACTTCCTAATCGAGAACAATATGAAAAGCTGCAAGCACTGTTTGCTGAACATGCTGGAAAGCTTGAACGCTCTCATGAAGAACTAACCAAAGAGTACGATGCGCTTAATGCGGACTATCAGTCGTTAACTCGTCAGTATGACGATCTTAAAGCTGAGTATGAAAGCTTGCGTCGTCCATTCAGCGTCACCAGTGACGTGCCTTATACCGATGTTTGGACATTTACTCCTGTCGCGTATTACCCAGGTAAACATCCATGCGAAAAGCCAGCGGAAATGCTGGAGCACATTCTCACTGCCAGCAGTCGGGAAGGTGATGTTGTGCTTGATGCTTTTATGGGTTCCGGCTCTACGGGTAAAGCGTGTGTGAAGTTAAACCGCCGTTTTATTGGTATTGAGATGGAAGAAGGCACTTATTTGTCGACGGTTGATTCATTTAACCAGTTGTAAAACGCAAAAGCGTGAGGCTCCTAATGCTAGAGAAAAAACAACTATGGCTGACTGCTCTAGCTGGAGTTGTCGCCGCTTTTTTTATTGCGAAAGGTGAGAAGGTTACCCAGTTCTTTGCTGGTTGGGTGACTGTTCTCGGTGCATTTTCAGTCAGTGAGTGGGGTGTGATTGGAGGCCTGTTCTTGGGTCTAGCTTCTTTCATCCTAACTTGGGTTTATAAGCATAAAAATCATGAAGTGCTCAAGTCCAAAGTGGCGAGCGGAGTACCGTTAGAAACACTTCTTGAAGAGGACGATCGGTAATGAAGGCTAAAAACAAAATTGTTTGTTCTGTCATGGCCATCATTGCTCTTATCACCGGAGGGGTTGTTCAAAGCGACCTGATGGTTTCACAACAAGCCTTGGAGATCATAGGCAATGCAGAGGGATGCCGACTGGATCCTTATGTTTGCCCGTCCGGCTTAATCACTAACGGTGTGGGGAATACTCATGGCGTAGATGATAAGCCGGTGACTGAAATTCAAGTCGCAGAGGATTGGGTTAAAAACATCAAATCCTCAGAAAAATGTCTCGTTGCTTCGATGGGTGATGCTCCGATGAGCCAAGGGCAAATTGATGCTTTCACATCGTTTATATTCAACACAGGCTGCACGCGATTCAGACATAACCCTGATGGCAGCGAGACACGCATTTACAAACACATTCGCCAAGGTGACTACACCAAAGCTTGTAACGAGCTTAAGTTTTGGGTGTATGGAGCTGGTAAGAAGTTACCAGGTCTAGTTAAGCGGCGACAGAAAGAAACGGAGCTCTGTTTTGCTAACTAAGATGAACGGCATTTTTATTGTGGTGCTTGGGTTGGTGATTGGTTTCTTTTCTTTGCGTGTTGGCTATTTGGAACAGCAGATTGAATCGAAAGACTCAACGATAGCAACTAAACAGGCTGAACTTGCAACAGCCAAGCTATCCATTGCAACCGTTACTCAGGTCAATACAGATTTGAATTCAACGATTAATACGCTCACTCAGCACCTTGCCGATGAGCGCAAAGCCGTTGATTACATGAAAACCTACAATGCGACCGTGGACGCAACAGTGAATCAAGCCGTCGATGAACTAAAAGGACTACTGCAGAATGAAGAAGATGATTGTGGCTCTAAGCGTTTGCCTGCCGATGTTATTGACAGCATGTGGCAGCACTACCGATCTCCAAGTGGTGACGCAGACTCGTGATGTGGTAGTTCTTCCACCTGCGGCTTTCCTAACACCTTGTGATATTCCTTTCGATGGCCCGCCCCTTACAAGGGATGAAGCTGTTGAACGTGACCTGATTTGGAAGGGTGCGTTAGAGAAGTGTGGGCAAAAGCCCGACAAGATCAAACAGTGGTACCAGGATAAGCAGGCCGACAAGTAGCGTCGATTAGCGCGAGCACATTCCTTATATCCATTGCTTACTCTAAAGCCAGCCATGTGCTGGCTTTATTTCTAAGTGGGTTTACGAGCCTCTTTAGGAATAACTTGAAATGAGTATGAACAACCGAGGGTGTCACCATGTAGTGATTAACTTCCACGTGGACAGGTAACGATAACTGAACGGGCAGACTATGCATTCGTTACGGAAACCAATCTCATGACAGTCAGAGCCTGGACAATCCACCGGACTCTGACAAACCCGAACCAACTCAAGGAAAAAGTCGATAGATATGTGGGTGGTGCATTGGATTGCATGTATCCAATCGGCGCAACGAGGTAGCTATGTTTGAAGCAATTCTGAATACACAAGGGCAGGCTTTAGAGCGATTGATGAGCAATCAGCCAACCGCTAACCCAACAAAGATGGAGTTAGCAAAACAGCGCCTTGAAGAGTCCATTTGTTTAGCTATTCAAGCATCAAAGGAAGTGACCGATGGCAATGTTCAAGCACAGACTGACTAAGCAGCAGATAGAAGAAGACTACACACATTACGCCTTTCTATTTGGTGTGGTGCCTATCTACTTCAATGAACAGACCAACGCTGTCTGCGTTCGCAATGGGTGGCCTGAGTGGTTGCTGGACTTCTTTGAAGGATTGTTTGCGGTTTACTGCATTGCAGCCACATCCATCAATCCAGAGCTGGATCCTATGTTCCCAATCAAACTAACCAAAGAGATAAAAGGTAGTGGCCATGAAACTAATTGATAACTGGAAAGAGTCAGGAAAGCTGTGGAGTATCCAATGGGCACTGGCCGTTGTGGCTATGAACCTGCTGGCTTCTCTGCTCCCATTGATTGAGGTGCATGTAAGTGTGCCAGTGTATGCAGGGCTGAACGCTACTGCAGCTGCGTTGACGATCATCTTTCGTGTTCTTTCTCAGACACCTAAGCCTGTCTAATGCGACCGCGGTCGCAATGGGTCCTTCCGGCGCATCTGGAACCCCACGGGGGGATAACCTCGCAGAAAACCCCTCACTTTTAATTTTTTTCGTTTTTCAGGGTTTCCGGTTTCCGCATGAAAGAGCTCCTTTTCAATCCGAATATCAAGTTTGGTCAGAAGCAAATCGGTGACCTACTTGGTATCTCAGATCGCCAAGTAAGAAACCTGCAAAACCAAGGCGTGCTGCCGAAAGCAAAGGGTCGAGACGGTATCGATCCTATGGAGTGCATTCACTCTTATATCAGCTATAAGGCAGTCGATAAGCCGACTGAAGAAGAACCGGAAACACCCACCGAAGAATCGGAAAAACAGCGCGAACAACAGCTCAAGAATGATGAGCGTGAAGAACGCATATTACTCAACCGAACAAAGCGCTTGGTGCTCGAAAAACAATATGCTCCTATCTCAATCATCACCGACACCATTTCAATGGTTGCGATTGCGTTACGAACCCGAGTGGATTCGTGGCTGCCAAAATTGAAGATGGCGTGGCCAGATATGCCGCCAGAGCAAATTGAAGTACTCAAGCGAGAATTGGCTATGGCATTGAATGAGCTTGCAGACGTTAAACCAGATCTCTCAGCATACGAAGATAGCGATATCGAGAGCGGTTTCGCGAGCCTTGAATCCATTGAAGGCGACGATACCGATAACCGGAGTTGAATGGTCGGATAAATATTTCAGACTACCAGAAGGTAGCTCTCAAATAGCTGGCGCTTGGGTGACGCAACCACTGCAGGTGGCGTTACTTAACATGATGACAAACGACAGTATTCGTTTGTTGGCTGTGAAAAAGTCCGCACGTCTCGGTTACACAAAAATGGTTGTAGCCGCTTTGCTTTATTTAGCAGAGCACAAAAAACGCAGTGCTGTTATTTATCAGCCAGTCGATGATGAATCTGATGCCTTTGTGGTTGATGAAGTTGATCCTGCTATCGCAGAGATGCCCGTCATTCAGCGAGTCTTTCCCGACTGGAATGTAAAAAGCGAGCACAACAAAGTTTCAAAGAAAGTCATGATTGGCTCAATCCTAGACTTTCGAGGCGCCACATCACCAGGCAACTTCCGACGACTAACTAAACAAGTCGTGGTCGGTGATGAGGTGAACGCCTGGCCACTTGAAGTTGGCAAAGGTGGAAAAGGCGAAGGTAACCCTATCAAGCTTGCATTAAAGCGTTTGAAAGGGGCCAGCTTCCCAAAAGCCATATTTGGTACAACGCCAACGGTTGTTGGTCACTCGCATATCTCGAACATCCTTGAAGATTGTGATCTTACATTCCGTTTCTACTTGCCATGCCCTCATTGCGGTACTGAGCAGGTGTTGGAGTTTGGAGAGCGCGACGGTGAGATAAAAGAGTACGGTCTACTGTGGGACGACACTCTAGAAACTATTGAAAAGAAAGCCAGAACGGCACATTACAAATGCAGCAACGTGGGTGACTGCGGCCAGTCTTTTAATTATTCCGACCTGACCAAAATGGAGCAGGAAGGACGATGGATGGCTGAGGACTTCACGTGGACAAAAGACGGGATCCATTTCTTCTCGGAGAATGGGTTCCGAACTCAACCACCACGAAACGTTGGCATTGAAATCAATGCTATCTACTCACTCAACCTTGATGGTTGGGGTGAAATTGTCGATGAATGGCTTCGAGCCAGAGGCAAGCCTGAAAACGAACGGACATTTATCAACACGGTTCTCGGTCAGGATTATGAAGATAAGAACGGTGAGAAGTTGGACTTTGAAGTGCTTAAAGAGCGCCGAGAAGTTTACAACGCTCCGGTACCTGATGGAGCGGTTTACTTAACTGGCGGCATTGATAGCCAGCGAAACCGATACGAATGCTACACGTGGGGTTGGGGGCCAAATGATGAAAAATGGCTGATCAACAAAACCATTTGCATGGGTGATTACGATAAAGAAAGCACCTTGGAAATGGTCGATAAAGTTATCAATCAAACCTATAAAAAAGCCAACGGTGCTGAAATGACCGTGGCTCGTTGGTGTTGGGATACGGGTGGTATTGACCCTGATATCGTCAACAAACGCAGTAAAAAGCACGGTCTATTCCGTGTCATACCAATTAAAGGTGCCAGTACTTACGGCAAGCAAATCGCCTCATTCCCACTCAAGCGCAATAAGAACGGCGTGTATCACACTGAAATCGGTACTGATACCGCGAAAGACTTGCTGTATTTGCAGATGGAGAAGTCACCTCAAGCTAAAGATCAACCAATGGATGGGGTTATGCACCTACCGTTGAATGATGAAGTTTGTGATGAGGTGGTGTGCCAGCAACTCGCATCAGAGCGACTGGTTGAAAAGTTGGTGAATGGCAAACGAGTTTTGAGGTGGGATAACGAAGGTAGACGAAACGAGGCATTAGATTGCCTGGTTTATGCCCTCGCTGCTCTCAGAATATCAACGAGCCGGTTCGGTATTAATTTATCCGAACTCAGCGAACCTCAATCATCCAGTAAAGACGAAATAGATATTGAGGCACTAGGTGCCGCATCGGGGTAATACATGACAGATCAGCAACGGTTAGATCAAATGCGGCTGGCTTATCAAAATCTATTGATGGGTAAGTCAGCTCGCGTCATTCAAAAAGATGGTCGTCGGGTTGAATACAGTCCGGCAGATAAGCAAAGTCTGCTTAGTGAAATTCAGCGGCTGGAAAGTATTGCAGGACAAAGTAGGCGTCGAGGCCCAGCGGGAGTGATTTAATGAAAGACGTACAAATTCTGCATCCGTCTGGAATGCCAGCTCGGCAAATGGCAGGTTACGAAGGTGGGAATGCGGGGTTTGGCGGTCAATTGGCAGAGTGGACGCCACCGTTAATGACGGAAGATGCTGCCCTGTTGCCAAGCCTTGATTTAAGCAACGCTCGCTCAGACGATTTAGTTCGTAACCATGGTTATGCAGCAGGCGGTATGCGTCTGCACCTGGATAACATTGTTGGTCATATCTTCAAACTTAATTGGCAGCCAATGTGGCGTCGATTGGGTTGGACTGAAGATGAGTTCATGGATTTAAAAACCGATGTAGAGGCGGCTTGGCTGGAATATGCTGAGGATGACCGTTGTTACATTGATGCAGAGCGAAAGCGGACTTTCACCATGTTAGTCCGAGCAGGTATTTGTCAGCATTTTAATTATGGCGATGTAATGGCTGCAGCGGAATGGATACCAGATCGACACGCAGGTTATTCCACCTCCATTAAAATGATATCGCCAAAGCGAGTACGAAACCCGGGCAATGTCACGCTGATGGATTCAGATATTCGTGGCGGGATTAAGCATGGCCGTCATGGTCAGGCTCAGGGGTATTACGTCGCTGATATTAATCCGATGATGCCACTTGGCATGATCGCGAACAATTACCGCTACATTAGCAAAGAAACGTGGTGGGGCCGAAGTAAGTTTATTCACGTATTTGATGCAAAAGACGATGGGCAATCTCGCGGTACCAACGCGTTGATGTCAGTTATGAGTCAGATGCACATGCTGGATAAATTGCAGCAAACCAAGCTGCAGAACGCCATCGTCAACGCCATGTTTGCAGCTACGATTGAATCAGAATTAGATTCGACCGAAGCTTTCAACTTTATAACTGGCGGTGAAGAAACACAAAAGAACATGTGGAACTGGATGGGCGCGGTGAATAAATACCACCGTGGCGCAAACATTCGCATGAATGGCACGAAAGTGTCTCACTTAATGCCAGGTGAAAGCTTAAACCTACAGCGACCATCGAATGCTGATAATGGTTATAGCCAGTTGGAGATGTCGATTCTTCAATACATCTCATCCGGTATTGGTGTTTCCGTTGAGCAATTAACTCACAACTTCCAAAACTCTAACTACTCCAGTGCTCGAGCAGCCTTGAATGAAAGTTGGCGTTACTTTATGGGTGATCGCAAGTTCATTGCTTCGCGATTTGCTACCCGTATTTTTTCGCTATGGCTGGAAGAGGCTGTTGCAAAAGGTGTTGTCAGACTTCCGAAAGGAACGAATTTCTGGCAGGCACGTTCTGCTCTTTGCCGTTGTGATTGGATTGGCTCAGGCCGTCTGTCTATTGATGGTATTAAAGAAGTTAAAGAGTCCATTCTTCTTATCGAAAGCGGTCTTTCTACTTATCAGAAAGAGCTGGCCAAGATGGGCGAAGATTACATCGAGGTGTTTGAACAGCAAATGCGTGAGATGAAGATTCGCGAAGAGAAGGGACTACCAAGACCAAGTTGGTTGCAGGCCGAGCAGTTTGCTCCTGAGCAACCGGACGAACCAGCCAACAATGGGAGCAAAAATGAACCAAATAATCAGCCAGTTTAACCAATGTCCGGTTTTGCTAGCGCCGAGTCAGCTTAGTTCCCTTGGTGGTTTTAAGCCTCAGTTAGATACCAGCAAGTTATCAATGCAGGAATTGGCGTTGGCAACGGGGATCTCTCACGATTCCAAAATGAAACCCTATCAAGTTGTTAATGGTATCGCGGTTATCCGTATTCAGGGTGCATTGATTCACAACCTCGGATGGAGCAGCAGCAACTACACAGGATACGACGTTATCAAGCGAAAAGTGGCTTTCGCTATGCAAGATAAGGACGTAAAGGGTGTATTCCTGCCTTTTCATACCGGAGGCGGTAGCGTGTACGGTTGCCCTGATACGGGCGACTTGATTCACCAATGTAGCAAGGTTAAGCCAGTATGGACCCTATCTGAAGATATGGCTTACTCAGCAGGGCAATGGCTACACGCTCAGGGCTCACGTCGTCTTGTTACTCAAAGCGGCGGTTTGGGCTCGGTAGGCGTTGTTGTGGCTCACGCTGATATGTCGAAGATGCTGGATGATTACGGGATCAATATGACCCTTCTTTTTGATGGCAAGCATAAGGTCGACGGAAACCCATACGAAGCGTTATCAAAAACCGTAAAAGACAAAATTCTTGCTGACTGTAAAAAGACGCGTGGCAGCTTCGCTTCTGCCGTATCGCGAGGGACAGGCATGAGCGTTGGTGATGTACTTAGTACCGAGGCGGAATGCTACACAGGGCAAGACGCTGTTGATATTGGCTTCGCGCAAGAAGTTGTCAGCAGTAATACCATCCTTAACGAGTTCATTGAGCACGTTAACAAACCGAAATCAGTAACCACATTAGGAAACGTCATGGATCCGAACAAAGACAAAAAGCAGGCCGACTCGCAGGCACCAGAGCAACAAGCGAGCACTACAGCGCCTGCAGTAACCGAACCTGCTCAGTCTGCGTCTGAGCAATCTCAACAAGCCGATGAACGTTCTCGCATTAAAGGCATTATGGGCTGTGCGGAAGCGGAAGGTCGTGGTGAGTTAGCTAACCATTTGGCTTTTGATACCAACATGAGTGTTGATGAAGCAAAAGGTATTCTTGCTGCAGCTCCTAAAGCAACCGTGGCGGATTCACCTTCAGCGCAACAACCTGCTTCAGATGCATTTGCTCAAGCAATGGGTACCGAAGAACATCCAAATCTGTCAGCAGACGGTGTTGAAGAAAATGCGGAAACAGGCTCTGTTGACGTACAAGCATCTGCAATCTTGGCTGACTTCAAAGCAGCAACGGGAGTGAAATAATGACAACCGAAAATTTAGATTACAGCGAAGTAATTACAGGTGACACTGACATTGAGCATGTCACGGTAATTATCGCATCTGGTGAAGATGTGGCTCAGTACACTCCACTGGTACATGATGAAACCAGCGGTCATTACAAAGCAGCTGTCGCGGCAACGAAAAAGGCTCAATTCCTTTCTTCTTTTGCTGTTGATGCTACGAGTGGCGCAAAAACTCACACAGCTATCAAAGCGATTAGCATCGACCCTGCTGTCGTGGCTTATCCGGCAGGCATGGGTGACGAGCTGAAATCAGGTCTGTTTGCGGGTACGCCGATCAGTACTCAGTCGCCAGCATAACCAACTATCTTTCATTTCTATAAAAGAGCCTTTATGGCTCTTTTTTCATTTCTGGAGTATCCATGAAATTAACAGCTTTAACGACTGCAGTGCTTATTGCACTCAAGCAGCAAATGCCGCCTCAATATGTGCCTGCACTTCGCAAGCGTTTAGTTAAAGGCGAAATCACTTTTCCGACCAAAGCGATTGCATTCGACAAGATTAAGAAAGGTCGAAAGTTAGCCCCGCTTGTTTCACCAATGATTTCCGGTAAGCCACAAAAGCAAAAAGGTGGCGTGATGACTTCGGTCGAACCGGCTTATGTAAAACCAACGGATACCGTAACCTCTGATCGTCTTCTAAAGCGTCAGCCTGGTGAAGCGCTTATGGGTGAACTGTCGCCAGCACAGCGTCTGAATGCTATTCGTGCTGACTTATTGAATGAGCAGTATGAAAGCATTGAACGTCGTGAAGAGTGGATGTTGTGTGAAGTACTCAAAACTGGCGGTGTTACGTTGGAAGGTGAAAGCTTTGAAGCCATCCACATTGACTATGGCCGAAGTCCTGAGAACAACGTTACTTTGTCCGGTGCTGACAAATGGAGCGCACTGGCTAAAGACAGTGAAAAACCGATGGAAGACATCGAAGATTGGGCGTCTCGTTGTAACTTGGTGGCGAATGAAGTCTATATGGGCCGTGCAGCCTGGCGTTTATTCCGTTCTTTCACATGTGTGAAAGATGCATTGGACACTCGCCGCGGTTCGCGTTCACAAGCTGAAACTGCAGCATTGAATAACGCTAACTTTAAGTGGGTTGGTTCAATTGGTGAGTTCGACTTCTTTGTTTACACGGGCGCGTATGAAGATGATGCAGGTGTCGATCAACTTTATGTGGATGACAACGGCGTGATGGTGACTTCTTCTGATGTTGAAATCTACTTTGCATACGGTGCGATTCAAGATGTTGAAGCCAATGCGATGGGCATTGTAGAAGCTACTCGTTACCCATCTAACTGGTTTACTAAAAACCCAAGCGCGGAATGGTTGCAGACTCAATCAGCACCGATTCCAGTAATGCTGGATGCCGACGAAGCGTGTTACGCACGCATTTAATTTTGACCTAAAGAAATGATTGCGACCATGGTCGCAATCAATTTCGGAGAGCAACATGGCCAATAAAACAGAACTTAATGCTCAGCTTGATTTTTTAGAAGCTGCGCTGGATGAAGCAGGGGTGGAGTATGCCAAGGTTAACCGCGACCAGACCAATGCTGATCTTGAAAAAGAAATCGCTCGCTTGGAATCGCTACTGCCGGATGAAGGCGATGCTGATACCTCGGGTGAGTCATCTAATGATGAACCGAAAGAGCAAGACCAGCAAGCTTCGCAGTCAGAACCACAGCAAGCGGAAACGCAAGCAGCAGAACCTACGGGTAAAAACCGCACAGTCAAGCTTTTCAAAGGCGTGAATATTGAAATCACTCTCGCTGGTAAAAAGATGGTGCTGCAGGGTGATAAATCTCACTCTCTACCTGAAGAACGTGCTCGTTCTATTGTCGCTGAGAACTTAGGAGCTTTTGAGGATGTCGACGTTTGATAATGAATTCGACCAAGCAATGGCTGAAGCAGACGATACGATTTGGTCTGCCTTTGGCGTCATGGTGAAAGTAAATGGTGGTGAAGCAATTCAAGCTGTTTATGACGAGTCGTTAAATGAGTTCGATGCCATGGCAGGCTTGGTCCGCAAGTTATCATTCAAGACTAGCGACGGAGTTCGTCCTCGAAAGGGTGACAAGATTGAGTTTGTTAGCACAGGACGAACACTGACAGTCACAAGCGGGCCATACCCAGACGGCGGGAACATTCAGGTGATCTTATGAACAACCTAGACCGAGAATTGACGCAGGCGGTTAATAACCTTTCTGCGTTACAAAAAAGTGCTGTGCCAAAAGCGAGTGCTATGGCTATTAACCGCGTCGCCACCCGTGCCATTTCTCGGTCGGTTAAAGATACGGCTAAAGCCGTTAGGATTAAGCAAAAAGTCATTCGACCTCGGGCTTCCTTGAAAAAAGCGAACGGTAAAATGCCAGTTGCTTACGTTCGTGTCCGTCGGTTTGATGTGCCAGCTATCTCCATTGATACCGCTCGAACACAGATACGACGCAAGAAAGGTCGTTACATGGTCAGCCAGTCGGTAAGAGGCAGCAATGGTCGTTACCAGAAGCGAGAGCATTCAGGAAACACTGCGATTGTTGTTGGTCGGCATAAGTTTGAAAACGCATTTTTGCAAAAATTGAAGAATGGACGTTGGCATATCATGCAGCGGACTCAGGATGCTCGTTATCCAATCAAGGTTTGTAAAGTTCCAATTGTTAATGAAATAACTAATGCGTTTCAAAAGCACAGTAAAGCGTTGATAAAAACAGACATGCCAAAAGAACTTGTTAGTGCGATGCAACAACAGGTTCGGTTGATTGTTCGTCGAGAGGTAGGCCGTGGAAATTAACACCCAAATTCGAGATCAAGTGATAGCAGACTTAAAAAGCGGTTTGCTAACCGATAGTGGTGACCCAATGGTCGCCACTTTTTTTAATGGTCTACCTGCCTTTATTGAAGTTCCTGAAATGGAAGGCTATGAGGGTGACATACCAGCTGTATCGGTTTCGCTTGCAGATGGTACAGCGACCGATGAAGATTTTGATGAAGTCACTTGGCAAGCCGTATTAAACATCCGAGTTTACTTGGTTGCAGATAACTTTACCGATCCAGAGTTAGATAAGTTCGGCTCAGAAATCCTAAAAATCATCACTAGGCATTATACCGCTAACGGGTTGCTCTCTCTCTGCAACCGAACTTCTTATGATTATGGTCGAGATGATGAGCAGCCGTGGGGCACGCTTGACCTAGCGTTTACCGTTGAATATTGCGAAGAGGCATAAAATGACAGCACTAACAACACCAACCAAAGGCGCAGGTACTACGTTCTGGCGTCTAAAAGATGGCGAAGACATTACCACCATTACGGATTACACCGATGATGCGAAGTGGGATCAAATTGCCAAAATTCGAGAGATTCAGCCAGGTGAAATTACGGTTGAAGACGAAGAAGACGATTATCTTGATGATCCTAAAGCGGATTGGAGTCGAACCAGTCCAGGCACTAAGTCAGCAGGTGAAACCACATTAACCATTGCATGGCTACCAGGCGAAGCTCAGCAGCAGAAATTGGTCGATGATGTAAATAAAGATGTGATCACTTATTACCGAGCTAAGTACCCGAACGGTGCTGTCGATGTGTTGAACGGATACATCAACTCACTAGGTAAGGCAGTAGCGATTAAAGAAAAAATGACTCGCACTATTAAAATCAAATCGGTTGGACAGCCTAAAACGGCTGAAGAACTATTGGCTGCACCTTCAGCATAAGGATAGTTATGAAAACATTCTTGAAAACGAAAGAAATTACGGTTGATGGTGAAACAGTAACTATTACTCAGCTCTCAGGTTTGAATCGATTTGATTTCTTGGACTTCTGTTCAGATTTACCTAAGCCGATTCAGCCAGAAAAACCAAGTGATGATGTCACAGAGCAAGATTACGAACGTTATCTAGAAGAGTATGAAAAATGCTTGAAAAAATGGCAACGAATTAATTTTACCGCTCAGTCACGCCTTGTTGCTTACGGTTATCTTGAAGCAGGAGATGACCTTGAAGATAGACATCAACTTGTAATGTCAACCATGACACCTGAGCAAGTTAAGTTTATGCATGACGAAATAGCTTTATTTTCTGGCATACCTCTACCTAAAGAGCCGGAAGAATCTACCGAACCGGAAAATGAAGAAGTAGATAAATCAGAAGAGCAGTTGGAGCCGGTTGACCCAAAAGGTTAATTCGGGCTGAAAAGGCGTTCGCCATGGATCTTGCCCGAGAGTTCGGGCAAGTGTGTTGGCGTACCATGTTGGCGTCTATGAGTGGTGAAACAGTTCTTGAATGGCAAGAGCATTTCACCAAGCATGGTTTTACGCGAGATATGGACAATTGGCGGTTTGCTGTTTTATGTGCTGCTAATTGGAACGTCACTGCAATGAGTGCAGGCATTAAGTTAGACCCACCCGTGTCCTACCGAGACTGGCTACCAACTTCAGGTGAGCTAGAAGAAACCCGTGAATATGATGACGAAGAGCTGATGGCCATGGGCGAATCGGCTGGAGGAATGCGCTTTGAGTGCCCAAATAGCTGATTTTAACATCCGCTTCAATGCTGATTCTGCAAAGTTTCAGAAAGATGTGGATTACGCAAAAAAAATGCTGCGCGGCTACACCAAAGAAGCCTCTGCAGCTAATGACTCTACGGGTCACCTGGATCAAAAATTAAAAGTGGCAGGAGCTGGTTTTAAGGAATTTGGTTCTACGACTCTTAAAGTCACAGGGATGATTACGGCTGGATTTGGCACAGCAGCAACAGCTAGTGCCTACTTAGTGCGTCAAAGCGCTCAGCAAGCCCGTGAGATAGAGCGAATGGCCACCGTCGCTCAGGTCTCAGTTGAACAAATACAAGCCCTTGGTTATGCCTCAAAGCAGTACAGCATATCCGGCGATAAAATGGCTGACATCCTCAAAGATGTGAACGACAAACTCGGTGATTTTGCGGCTACAGGTGGAGGAGAGTTTAAAGATTTTTTCGAGGAGGTCGCACCACAAGTCGGTTTGACCGTAGAAGAGCTTCAGCGCTTATCTGGCCCAGAAGCATTGGTAGCTATTAAGACAGCATTAGATGCAGCTAATGTTCCGATGAAGCAGCAGATTTTTTATTTAGAATCTATTGCCAACGATGCATCAGCGTTGATGCCGCTACTTGAAAATAAAGGCGATCGACTTTATGAGTTGACCAAGCGTTATGATGATTTGAATGTAGCAATGTCTGAATATGACATTGAAAAATTCAAAGAGATGGATCAGAAGTTAGAAGATATATCTTTAAAGCTTCAGAAGTCTTTTTCTATCGCAGTAGTTGGTGCTAGTGATCAACTTGACTGGTTGACTGACAAAATTTCTTATTCCGTTTCATATTGGGGGACGCTGCTTGACAGCATGAGCGATGCTCCAAAAACTCAAAATGGAATTTTGAAAAAATTGGGGGATGCACGTGATGATGTGCGAACTACAAGGCTTGAACTAGAACGAGCTCAAGAAGAACTTAAAAAGCTTGAATCTACTCAAAATAGCGCTACTGGCGATATAGCCATGCAAGCCCATTTAGCTAATGCAGGATTTGATAAAAAAGTTGAAGCAGCTAGGGCTAAAGTACAAGAGCTAACTAAAAACTATGAAGCATATAGTACTGCAGTAAGTAAATTTCAACGTCAATATGAAGATCAAGTATTAGGCTTTAATCGAAAACCACCATCAATTAATAAACCTCCTGCAGAAGATAATGGTTCTGACGGAAGTTCTTCTCCTAAAAATACTGAGTTAGAGCGCAATCAAGCAGCAGGCGCAGCCCGTCTTTCATCGTTGGACAGCCAATACGCCAATGAGAGAGGAAAGCTGCTGTTAGCGCATGAGCAGCGCTTAATTGATATTGAAAACCTTCAAGTCTCAGAGCAAGAGTTGACTCGTCGTGGTTATGAAACCATGGATGTGCTCAAGGCTGAATATAAAGAGCGTGAGGATGAGTTTTATCTTGCTGAGCAAGAAGAATTTCAACGCCGCCAAGATGAAGCTATTCAGCGTGAGCTTGATGCGTTTACACGTAAGGAAGATGAAAAAACCAAAAAGGCTGAACAGGCTGCACGGCAGAGAGCTGAAACAGAACAAAGACTAGAGCAGCAAATGCTCGGTATGAAAATGCAAGTGGCCAGTCAAACGTTGGGCTTGATTGAACAAACTGCGAAAGAAGGTTCTGTCATTCAAAAAGCGGCTTTTTTAGCGCAAAAAGCAATGGCTGCTGCCCAGGTTTATATCCAAGGTGAGGTCGCAGCTATGGCTGCTATGTCTTTACCTCCGGTTGGTCTTGGCCCTATAGCGGGTGCAGGTATGGCGGCAAGCATCAGAATGATGGCGGGCGTTAGTGCTGGAATGATCATTGGTCAAGGTATCGCAGGCATGGCCCATGATGGTATCGGAGAGATACCAGCAGAAGGCACTTGGCTTCTGAATAAGGGTGAGCGTGTTTATACCAACGATTCAGCCAGCCAACTTGATCAGATGTATAAAGCCGTTATGGCTATGTATACCCAGCGTTCAGCATCGAATGATCCATCTATGCGTTTTTCTCAGCAAACCGCAGGGATGAAAACAGGTGGTAACGTCGTGAATATTTTCGGTGCTCCAGAAGGTACCCGAGTAGAAAAAGAGCAGGGTAGTGATGGTGAAGAAATCACAAATGTGTTCTTGGCTGATATGGACGCAGATGGCCCTATGTCACAAGCAATGTCGAGAACGTTTGGCATGGCCAGACAGGGGGTATAAATGAAAGGAATGATGTACCCCGACTACCTTCCACACCCTCACTTCACAGCCTCTGGCATTAAACAGCAATCAAACCGAATACGCAGCGAAATGACGACGGGCCGAACTAGGCAACGGCGTCGGTTCCTAGTTGTTCCAGCAGAGCAAACTTTGGAATGGCGCCTTCCTAGTGAGAAGGCGGCTGCTTTTTTAGGGTGGGTTGAGCACGCTCTGTCTGGAGGCATTAAGTGGTTTCGTCTTAATCAACGCACTGAACTTGGAGTGATGCCTGTTGATATAAGGATGATTCAACATCCTCTTGAAAATGCCAAGAAGAAGGGGAGTCGATTTGTTTATTCAGTGAAATGCGAGATTCGACAATACCCAATTCAGAGTGAAGAAATGACGGTTAATCAGATTTTATCACCGCATACGTTAGATGAATTCGTGACAGGCATAGATATGTCTACATATTACACAGAGAGCTGGAAAGATGCAGAGTAGTAATAATTATTTTGAGCTTGTGAGCGTTTTTGAAAGAAACATTGATTTCTTAAACCTTATATTAAAAGGCTCCAATCAAGATACAGTCATTATTGATGGTGTACTTAAACCAAGCATATCGAAATCAATTAGTGACGCTTTTTCTGCTATTAATGCTCTAATTTCAGGGCGTTTAGCTTATCAGACTAAATCCGCAATGCTTTCGGCTGGCGCTCCTCCTTCAGGCACATCATTGGCAGAAGTCTGGAGTGATGGCGAGAATAACGGTCTGTATGGTTGGACAGGCTCAGTATGGGTTCGTTCAGATTACGATTTATATCAAACTGTTTCACGCCTGAGAGATAGCCAAGCCAACATGTGGTATCACGATTTTGGATCATCAGCTTCTGTTAATGAGCAAAACCGAGAGGCTATCGTAAAGGCAATAAAGGATGTAAAGGCTAATGATTTAGCTAACCCTGATGAATCTCATTATTTATGGATTATGGCTAGTAATGATAGTGTCTATTCTGATCGTCTTTATATTAGAGACGATTCCTACACTACATATCGCCTTTATCCAGAAGTTCGCCCTCAAGGTTGGGAGAATGGTCCTGTATGGGTTCGACTTAATACATCTGCTAGTTTTAATCAGTTTATTGATGTTCTGATTGATTATCGAGAGCTTCCTGATGGCTTACTTTGGAATGGTGGCCCTCCTGCTTTTGGTTTTTCTAATTCCTGGCTTAACTACAGTGTTGGTACTCAGGATACCAACAACAAGTTGGATCTGATGCGTGGCTGTCTTGAACCGAACCTCTCAGTTTATAAGCCAACGGAAAGCTATGACAGAAAGTGGATGAAGCACTTTATTTGTCATGCCTTTTCATTGCAGCAAGTAAAGCATCGCTATCGACTGGTGACATTTACTGTTGACGACACTACGTTTGGCAACAAGATGACCATTAAAAATAATAGTGATGAGACGTATGAAACACTATCCGGCCGAGACCCTATTCCGGCAGGGAGATACTATCAGTACGATTGCCATGGACCAGGTGGTGTTATTCGTGTCTTGGTCGATACGGATGCTATCCGTGCAGAGTCAAATCTGCCAACGGTTTTGTGGAACACTAATGAACAGCGCCTTTACCTTTCAGCAAATGAAGGTCTAGCCGATCTTTCTCGTTCGCTCTGGTTGGCGAACGATTTCCCAATGGTCAACACCATCACATCTAGCCTGAATCAGTCGGCATACACCGAAGTGGCCAAGAGCATTGTGTATGCCAATATTGTGGTATCAGAGCCTGGTTTAACCGTCGATAAGCTGCGTATTCAGGTGTTTACCAAGAGCCCGTCAGACCACGGCGATAGTATTTGGATTTCTGATGATAAAAAGACCATCGGAACATGGTCTGGCGTTGCAGAAACGAATGAGGTCACTGACCTAACCTTTAACGGCACTTGGAATGGTCGGCCAGCTGTCATCAATATGGCGGTGGACTTTTCAAGCATAAGTACCAGTGGCACTTTGATTAATGGGTTGCCTGGTGTTGCACCTATCCATTTGCGCAGCAATAACGTGGGGGAATCGGCTGCTGAGCGAAGAGTAAAAGATCATGAAAAGGAATTTCATTTGGCTCAGTGGCTTGCAACCTCAGCCATTGAACATCCTAATTGGGATTCTTTTGCTGCTTTAACCGCGAGTTACATCAAGGGATTTTACCTAACCGGGACTCAGGAAGGCGTGATTTACGGTATTGGTATCATCACCAAAAACTCTACCACTTACGGAACTAAGATTGACATCTTCAATGATGAGCGCCGAATTGTAGCCTCTGGTCGTGTCGATGCGCCTAACGAAAATGGCGAGACCATTTTTGAATTGAAACCTGTAGGTAGTACCGTGAGCGGTAAGCTATGGGTGGATATGACCCAGATGGCTGATGGAACGGTTGAAAACACCAATAACCCACGCTTCCTGCTTAACCCCGCTTATGTGGAAGTTAGAGCTATCCCAGACATGATCCCTGATGTTGATATGGCCACCAAACAGTTTACTGTGAGAAACGCTATTCGCTTAGCCTGTATGGGAAGCTCTATTACTTGGGGATCGGGTTATGTAGGCCAAAGCTCTTATGTGGGGGCTGTTGAGGACTACCTGCGTAATGAGGTTGCAAGCACCATTTTGGGCGAGCAGCTTGGTTATGCTGTCCGTTTATCAGAGCCGATGCAGTATAAGGGTTCTGTAGCTTACCTTGAGGGTAAGGACACCACTACCGAGTTTACTCTACAAGGGGATGAGGTAAGCCTTGCCCTGTGTAAAGAGCGAGGTAATGAGCATGCAGCGATTGTTGAGCTTTGGGTTAACGACAAGCTATGTGAGCGATTCTCAACTTATAACGATGAGCCTTTTGCGGAAGGGGTAGTTAAGTCTTGGATGGCTGACGGTTCAACTCGTTCTTGGGATCTAGGTGTGCCATTTACGTTTAATCACCAAGTTAAGCGAAACGGTCAGGTTCTAAAGGGTGGTATTAACAGCGGCGGTTATGGAGGCAGTTGGCCAGACGGTTGGGAATACATGATAGTGCGCAAGACGAAAGAGTCTGGTGCAGAGCATGAAATTACGCATTGGCTGACTTTTAAGACCAATCAAGCTAAAGACTCCTTGGTTGAATGCACATTTGATCATGGTGAGTCTATTAAGCCGATGTGCTCTACCGTTGGCAACGTTGGCAAGGAGCTGGGTAGCGGTATTGAGTCAACGTATGGTGACGGAAACATTGCTTATGACCCAGCTAATCCAGTAGGTCTTTCGTCTGGTCTGGACTTCCGTTATACCGATGACCGAGCCATTATTAGTGCCAAGTTCCCAACGGTCAGAACGCTGAATGCTAAGTTAGTGATCATTGGCTCAGACCCTCGGGTAAACAGTCCGGCAGCACCACGTCTATACCTGAACTTTGTGACCAATAAGATGCACCACATCATGAATGCGGGGATTGGTGGTTTCAAGGCCAGTAATTATCTGTCGTCTTATGCCAGCCTGAAAAGTCATTACAAGGTTAGCCAGTGGAAACCCACTCATATCTCAATGGAGTCATGTACAAATGACGATTGGGGAACGAATGAGTATTTGTGCTGGACGGATGTCACCCTGTCTCAGGCACAGCTTTTTGATGTGGATTCACTACTTTGGCTGCAGAACATTCAAAGCAATCCTGATGGCAGTTACCTTGTTTCTGATTCTCGCATTGGTTATGAGGAAATTGGTCCGTTCCATGTTGTTCTAAAAAGTGACACGACTCAAATTGGTGATATTCAGCTAGGTGATGTGGTGACATTTGGACGATGGAAAGGGGACAACCGCTCAATGGTGGTTCGTTTGGTTAAAACTTGGGATGCTGCATCCCGGCGTATTGAGTGGGGGCCAGAGCTAAGACTGGATGATTTTGGTTGGAAGATGGATTCAATTTCTGACATCGAGACCATTCAGGTTAGGTCACTCAAGCAATGGGGTACCAATGTTGAGTCGGTAATTAACTGCCTGAAAGATGCCAACCCAAATGCTTATCTAAGTATTGGTACCAGTGGTGTGCCCAATATGCGGTGTCGACGTTTAGAAGGTTATACAGACTACGGTAAGCATGTTGCTAAGCAGTTGGATGTGGCGTTTATTGACTACTACAAGGCGACTCGTGAGTGGTCCGAAAATACTGCCGCCGATCATCAAGTCTACATTACAGCAGACACAGGAGAGACAGGGGATGGTTCGGCAGAGTTTCCGTTGTACTTGGATGATGGGCGTGAGCTCCGAAATCACTGGACGCTGCGAGGCTGGTCAGTCGTTGTTAATGGTGTGGAGCGTTATCTTGACGGCTGCTATGTCATAGGTGGCGCACGTCGTGGTTGGAGTGACCCGAACGGTAATCTAACCATGAGCAACTACACGTGGGTTTATGACCAATTCAAGGTTGTATTCACGAAAGATGTGCCGCCAGCTGGCGCGCAAATTATTGTGAAAAAGTCTGCGGAGTATTGGTCAGGTGATGATTGCCACCCGTCACCAACGGGTTACTCGCTGTTTGGTCAAGCATTCACTGAGTATTTACGTAAGGTTATTTAATGAAATCTATAGAGGTTTACTATGCCTCTGCTCCTGCCTATGAAATCCCAATTCACACTCTTGAAATAAAAAATGAAAAAGCCTATCAGCGCGGCGATGCAGATTCTGTTATTCGCCTTGCTGATGGGTTTTATTCTGTTCGAGAAGATGGTGAGGAAGGTATAGAACTGGGGCTTGAAGATAGCAGTAATGCTTTCTTTCGAGCTTCGGCTTTTGGCTTATCTCTTCCTGCTAAAAGCGTGAAAGGTAAGCAAAGTCTTCAATTCCAAATTGATAATGTGACGGGCGAGGCCCGTCATTTTATTGATAAGGCAATGGAGGACGGGAGCAAGGTAATCATCACTTACCGAGTTTATCTATCCACTAATCTGCAATCACCTGCGCAGCCGCCTCTTGTGCTTACGTGCGTTTCTGAGAAAGACAACATTCAAACGGTGAGCGTTGTTGCTTCATTCCATGATCTAGTTAATAGAGCTTGGCCAAAACGCCGTTACACACCAGCTGTTGCTCGCGGTCTTAAATATCAAGGTTCCTAATGACACTTAATGATTTGATGAATGTGCCATATTGCGACCACGGTCGCGATGGTTCAGGGCTAGATTGTTGGGGGTTTGTTCGCTTAGTCCGTCACTACCATCACGAACTCCCGATGCTGGCTAGTTTTGGTTCTGTCTCACCTGATGATAAATCAGGCATGACAGATGGTTATGCTCAAGTGGTCACGGGCTTTTGCCAAACAGAACCAATAAATGGCGCTATAGCTTGCCATTTCATTGGTGAAACACTGGTACATGTTGGTGTTGTTATCAACGAAAACGGTCTTAAAGTCGCACATACAGGGCGAAAATTGAGAAAGCCTCGTTTAGTTAGGCTTTCTGAATTTGAGCGAATGGCGTTAACTACGAGGTATTACATAGAACATGACTATATTGGTGCTTTATCCAAATAAGTTAGATTTATCTAAGCGAGAGTTCTGCCCTGTAGTACCTGGTCAGACGCTTAACGCTTGGATGTCTTCAAACATTAAAGGTTATTACGTTTCAGGAACGCCACCTTTCTCTTATCGAGTTAATGGCTCTCAGTTAACATCATTAGATTGGTCTGAATATGTTTGGCAAGATGGTGATTTAATAGAGCTGTTTGCTGAGCCAAAGGATCCTGTTACTGCGATCATGGCGGTTGTTGCTGTCGTTTCGGCAGGCATGGCCATTTACGCCATGAATCAAATACCGGACACCTTTCAGAAAACCACACCGGAAGGCAGTCCGATTTATGATGCGAATGCTCAGGGTAACCAACCTCGCTTGATGGGGATCATTCCTGAGCTTTTTGGTCGCCATAAAACGTACCCTGATATTATCAGTGAGCCGCATTGGTATTTTGCTGATGATGATGAGTTTTTGTTGCTCATGACAGCCGTCAGTGTAGGCGATGTGGAATTGAATGGTGACAACATCATCATTGGTGATACGCCAGTTTCTAAATATGGCGTAGACATTGATTATCAACTTTTCTCGCCAGGTGCGAATGTTACACCTCACCCTGCTCATCAAAACATCTATACATCAAGAGAGGTTGGTGCAACGGCATCGACCTCTGGTATTGAGCTTAAAGGTGCAGTTAACTCGATAGAATCCGAAACTACTAGAATCGCCAATAACACCATGACAGTGTTGAGCGAGATAGATGGGTTCTTAACTGAATATTGGCCTGTTGAATGGGAGACAGGGCATGTAATTAGTGTTGATGGCTCACCTGGCTCTCGTAACATTACTGAAAGCAATGGTTATGGTGGTTGGCGAGCAGAAGGTACGGTGGACAGACTAACTTTTTGGTCATTCAACGCTGATATTCACAATTGTAAGCGTGGAGACTATGTTCAGTATCCTATTTCCTATTATGAACCATCCAATGGCCCTGAGCAGATTGAGTATGCCACTGGCATGATTGATTCGAAAATGATGGGTATCCAAAATGGCGTGGAGTTCTATGTTGTTCGAGTTGTTGATGCTAATGGCAATCTTTTACCAGTCAACACAGTGCCGTCAGACGCTCGCAATTCACCGATTAAATTTTTTGGTAAGGACGATGGCCGTTACAGAATAAAGAGTAAAAAAGACGCCAAAGCGACATTAAAGAGATTGTATCCTCAGGGTGGTACTGAACAGTATTGGTGGGGATCTTTTTCTTCTCAAGGTGATCTCTCTGGCTGGAGACTAACCGCAGAAAATGCGTTACCAGGCGAGCCTGCAGGCCCGTTTTTCGCATGCCCTCATTCTGAAGTTACTGATCGAATTTATATTGATTTGAAGTTTCCTGATGGGATTGGCTACATGAATGATAACGGCTCCATCTCAAGTCGAGAGTTGCGAGTTATGATTGAGTGGCGAGGCGAGGGCGAAACCAAGTGGAACCAGCAAGAGTTTAAGCGTTCCGGTGCAGCTCGTGATCAGATGGGTAATACCATTCATATCAATCTAGGTCGAAAGGTTCGCCCAGAGGTTCGTCTTTATCGAATTACAGGTGATAGTACAGATAGTCGAGCATTTGACCGAATAGAGTTTAAACGCCTCAAATCAAGACTAGAAGCGAACACTCGGTATGATGATTTCACCACGATGGCGATTCGCATCCGTGGTAGTAATACATTGTCACGCAGTGCTGAAAACAAGCTTGGTGTTATTCCTGTTCGTAAGCTTCAAATTCCAGATGGGCTTGGTGGGTGGACTACAGAAACGTATGCTACTCGGGATATTGCGCCTGCAGTTCGATACATCATCACTGATAGCGGGTTAACCGACGTTCAGATAGGTCAGCATGAGCTTTTACGACTCCATGAAGTATGGAAAGCCCGTGGAGATACTTTCGATGCAGTATTTACCGATGACAGCACACTGTTTGATGTGCTTAAAAAAGTACTTGCTGTTGGATATGCAGAGCCAACTTTGAATTATGGTCAAATCGTGCCGGTTCGTGATGAACCTCGTAGCGTATTTGATTACCAGTATCAACCGGACAATATGCTTGGTAAAGGTTTGGAGCGTTCTGGTAAGTTCATTGATGAAGAAGAACCTGATGGCATTGAAGTCGAGTATTTTTCGACTGAAACATGGAAGCCAGAAACGGTGCTTTGTTTGTTGCCAGGTGATTTAGGATTGAAGCCAGAAAAGGTTCGCGCCTTTGGTGTGACGGATGAAACCAAGGCTTGGCGGTTCGGGATGCGAATTCGTCGTAAGAAGCGTTACCGCCGTTTTCAATACTCATTTCAAACTGAGATGGATGCATTTAACTCCAATTACCTTGATTTTGTAGCACTGGCTGATGATGTACCAGGTTATGCTCAAAGTGGACGATTGGAGGATTATTCTTATCAGAATGGTCGTATAACATTAACGCTTGATGCACCACTAGATTGGGGTGATGGTGTTCACCATGTAGCGCTAAGAAAGCCGAATGGTAAAACATCTGGCCCTTACGTTTGCGACCGTGGACCCAATCCGTTTCAATTAGTCATTTCTGGAAATCTTGACTTTACACCTGATCTTTCTGGCTCTATTGAACCGCCACTATGGTTGTTTGGTGCTGCTGACAGTTGGTGCTATCCATCTTTGATTGATGACGTAACCCCACAAGGCACTGAAAAGTGCAGTGTGAAAGCGGTGAACTATGATGCTCGGGTGTATCAGGACGATGATAATGAGCCAGACGAAAATGGTTACCCTAAAGTTAATTAAAGCCCCTTAGTGGGGCTTTAAATCATTGAAGTCTAGCTTGGCATTCAAGTGATGCATTTTTTAATAAATCATCTTTGATGAATGTATATGTTTTTTCACTATAGTATTGGCTAGTAACCAATAATGATGAATTGGTACCTTGAGTGACAGAAACTTTAGTACCATCTTGAATATAAACTAGGTCACCATTCACCTTAACTTTTTGGATAGAAATCCCACCAGATTGAGAGTAACAAAATAGCCCAGACCCATCCTTATCAAAGATAAAAGTTGATAAATATGGACCCATAGTTCCAGTCCATGTCGCAGCCATAGATTCTGGAATGTTTTTGGCTTGGATTTGGACGAAATTGTTATTTGACATATCTGTTACAGCCGACTGACAACCAGTTAAAGCAAGACTGAAGCCAAAAGCTATTATGATTTTTTTGAGCATTCATATTCCCTTATTTTTAGTAATAAACCTCTTATGATACTCGACACAGTCACTTCACTAAAACCCCTAGCTGAAACTAGGGGTTTTCTTTTGGTTCGATGCTTATGAAAGCGTGCCACTATGTAGTCAGAAGTGACATCATAGAAAAGCAACATGTCCACAGCCTCAGACGATTGCGGTTTGTGTGGAATCCTTTCCGTATACTCTCCTTTTTAACTCATCCACAGCTTTTAGTAGCGTAACGCTGCAACTTATACTCATTTCCTCCGTAATAACCACACCAGGCTCAGCCGCTGCAGCCATCATTTCTAAGTCTCCGATAATTTTTTTTATTTCTAAATTTTTCATACAACCTAAGTCCAACTAACATTAATTTATGCATTTTGCATTTGTATATTCAGAATACACGAATTCTGAAATGCGCAAGGGGTGTCTCTTCTACACGTAACACTATGATTACTTGAGACATGCTCTTATGGCACGTTTGTTGGTACGGATAATAACAATAAAAAAAATATTGCAATTGATCACATAAGCAGATTAATGACAACCACGTCAATAGTGACTGATTTGCAGTAAATACCTATCAATAGTGACGTGTGGTTTTATGAAAAAAGCAGACCCGATTGTCTATGTTTTAAGGCGATACCGTGAAAATCAGGGAATTTCACAAGATAAAATGTCAGGATTGACAGGCATTAGCGTGAGCACCATTCAAAGAATTGAGAATGGTCGAACCGATATGAAGCTGAGTCATTACAGGAGTTATCTTAATGCGCTCGGTATGTCTGATATGGATGTATCAATCGCGCTTTTCTCTCACGAGTTCGTAACTGAAAAAGATGTAGCCGCGATGGCTAGGCAGTTTCCATTGAAGGTAAAGAGGGTGCTTATCCGCTTTCTTGATGAATTATCTGAGGCACTAAAACATTAACGGCACCACATAATGGTGCCGTTCTTGTTTATGCTTGAGCTAGTCGCTGGTAACAGGCTTTGGCTACGGCTTCACCCATGAAGTCGCCTTGGTTTTTTAGCCACTCTATCACCAAATGGGCTGGTAATAGCGGCAGTTCCTGTAGTGTTGCCTTGCTGATTTTGGTATAGTCTTCTCTAGACATGATCGTCTCCTGGCGGTTTTGGTTGTGTCTTAAACCCCGATTGCAGTCGGGGTTTTGTTTTATTTGATGACAGTAAAAGCGGTCTCAAGTCCTGGGAACCTATCGCAGCCATAAGTGCGGAAACGCTCTCTTTGTATGGTTGGCACTTCTAATTTCTGTAAGCATCGTGTTACAACGCCATCAGCACTCTTTTCAGACTCTAAAATTCCAACCTGTCTTTTATCAGGGAATAACCACATACATGGGTTTACCCACATTGGTGCTGCATCTGGCATGCTTACTGGTATTCGTCTTTCCCAACCACCAAGTCCGGCAGACATTCCATGCCAGTAACAAATATCTGTGCTGATAGCATCGTGATCTTCATCTAACACAACTATCTTGGTGGTGTGTTCAACCATTTGGTTACTTTCACCCCAATAATCCAATTCCCACTCACAGGTGACAGTTAACTCAGAAATATTAGCGCGTGTTTCTACTAATAATCCGAAAAGTTGTTTACGGCTTGATTTAGGCCCACCGCAAAAGTAGTTCTTGTTAGGCCAAGGGTTTCCGGTTTTGAGTTGATCACCACCAATAAGTACTAGGTCTAGTTCAGGGATGCTAACTCGTTTTAATGAGCATTGGCCTACGAATCCCACTTCCAGTGGTCGGTAAATTTTTGGTGTTATATGAATAAGCATGTTTTTCTCCTGGCGTATTTTTAGCAGTTATCTAGCGCTTCTTTCGATAGTGTTTGCGAAATAAAATCTTCGATAGCTTTCAGTGAGTCGTCTGAAACTTTAGGGATATTGATAGTGGCATTGCCGTTCTTCAATGCGACCGTTGCCCCCATAGCCAGTTCGCGTGGTTTCACTGCTTCAGGCTTCTCATTTGTTGCACCACACTTGGTAATGAATAGATCTATGATCTCTTCGGTGGCGTGCTTGCCTTTTTCAGGGATAAGCCATGAGTCACAGAAGTTAATGATCTCTTCCTGCTTTTCTTCGGTTAGGGTTTTATACACTTTGTAAAGCGCCTCACCCTTACGCGCACTGAGCTCGTTTGGTGAAGCAAAGCTGCGAATGAACGCCTTAGGTAGTTGAGCTGTATTCACACAGCGCATCATCGCTTTACGGCTTACACCAACTGCCTCAGCTACTTCTTCTTGCGTGGCGTTATTAAGCATGCGCTCATAGCGAAGACCTTTCTCCCATGCAGATGTATCCTTGTATTTGTTGCCCACATCGGACAGGAACTGCATCTGCTGCTCGTCTAAGTCTCCCACCCACACATAGAAAGGCTTTTTAGTTTCAAGTGCTGTAAAGCGGCGGCGGCTACCGTCTGCAATTTCTATCTGGCCGCATACGTCACGACCAAATGCTGGTACCTGTTGACCTTGGTCTTTGAACGTTTCAATCAAGTCACTAACAGCATGTGCATCGAGTAGGAACTGGTTTCGCTCATTACCAAGGTAAACCATGGTGCTCAGTTCAATTTTGTCTGCAGGCACTTCCACCAGCTTGAACTTTACCTCTTTCCCCATGACTTTATGTGTCATAGTGCTGCCCGCTGCAGCTTGTGATTCCAGTTTTTGAAGCTTCTTTTTATTGCGCTTACCTGCCTCTTGAACGGAAACAGAACTAGGTTGTACTTCTACTTGAATATCGCTTTTCATGCTTCCTCCTTCCAGAATGGTTTGATTAGTTCTTCCAGCATTTCAGTGAACGTAGGCTCAAAGATGTCGTTCGCACGTTTCCATGCTGCTGGGCTTGAACGTTGTTCGTCAGCCTGTTCGTAAATTGACGCCATCCGACGCTGGCCCTTACCAACTTCATCGGTAACTCGAATCCCATTAGTTAGTGGTAAGCCTGGCCATATCTTCATAATGTCGCGCACGTTAGCCTGGCTTGATGAACCTACACCGCCAAGTTTGGTAGGCAGAACGCGCACCAGTGGCTCATGAGTCGTTTCTAATAGCGAGGTTTCGTCGTAGATGTCTGCTATTAGTGCCATTAGCTGCGTTGTCGAGTTGATGTCGTTAACCTCAGTTGATGTGGCGATTAGCGTTACATCAGAGGCGCATATCATGTTCATCGTGCCCATCCCCAAGTCAGGATGGCCGTCGGTGATGATAATGTCATAGCTATCAGAAATGGTGGCTATGCCTGCTTGGAGCATCGTATGCGTCTGGTATGGAATATCGGCTTCCGGTAACTCACGTTCTAAACGTTGCATTTGTAGGTGGCTAGGGATGATGTCTAGCTTTGGCCATGCTGTATTTTTTACGCAGTAGGTCAGATCATCTTCATCACCAAGCATGAATGGAAGCACAGTGTCATTTATCGTGGTGTTTAGTTCAGGGTGATATCCGAAGTACATTGACAGGTGCGCTTGCGGGTCGATATCAATAACAAGGACGCGATATCCTTGCAGTGAGCACCACTGTGCAAAATTAACCGTTGTACTTGTCTTATAGCAGCCACCTTTACCGCCTGGAATCGCCAGAGTGACTGCCTCGCTATCCTCAGGTCGATATGGCTGGGTACCAAAGCATTCACGCATCATTTCAATTTGATCTAACGTGTAACCGGCACGGATAGGGCGAGGGTTGTCACCTTTGCTGTCTATGTAATCTGCAGGTGGTAGTCGCCCTTCCTTCTCAGCCTTCTCTATGGCTTGGCGTGACACGCCAACATAGGCTGCTGCTGCATTGATTTTGAAGCGTCGTTTAATCTTTCGTGCTTCCGGTGAATCATCACCAAACACTGCTTTAGCACGGCTGGAGCTCCAGTCGTTTGCTGCGCCAATGCAGTTTCTCATTAGGGTTGATACGCTCATTTTGTCTCCTGGCTTCTTATTGGTTGCCTAATATTATTAACCAACCAAGAAAAAAGAGCAACCATAATTATTTAAAGCAACTACTCGTTGTTTGAGTTTTGTAGATGCACATCACATTTTGTCACGCATGGCATCTATTTTGATGGGTGGCTGTTGCCTTGCTGTGAATGACTACGCCTTAGCTAACTCACTTCCGCTTTAAAATGTATTTATAACAATGACTTAATGTAAATCAAGGGCAACCGGAAGTGGGTTAATTCTTCCCATACACCCATCAATAAGCGTAGAAATGTTGCTTTCGCTGCTTGGTTCTCTAACCACCAACTTACCTTGCTTAATTTCCGTGTGTGCAAGTAATAACATAACAATAAACGTTATCGCATGCTCCGAGATCGGAAGAGCGGTTCAGCAGGAATGCCGAGACCGATCTCGTATGC